ATCATGGAGGATGAGGAAATTGATGTTACACAGTTAGAAGTAGACTTTGAATATTTCCCGAGTATCTTAGGGAATGGTGGTAATGAATAACTTAATAGAAAGGAGGGCAGTGTGTATCTAGGCGAGACTAACCCTCTCGCTTTTTTTTTGGTATAATAAGAGCATGGCAATGAAATCACCGCAATTTTTAAAATGTTCTAAACACGGAACTGAATACGAAAAGAAAATGGGGAAATGCCTGCGGTGTAGATTAGAAGGAAACGAAGTAGTTTTTAGAGAATTTAGTAGCTATAATAATTTTAAATGGCACTGGGCTAAAAACAAATTAGCGGACTAGCAATAAGAGAATAAATATAACAGCGAGTAATAGTTGATGGTTATTCCTTAGGTTAATGATTGTATTGAATTTTTTCATAGTATTTTATATATATAACTGTTTATATTTTTTGCAGGTGCAATTCCTGCCTAGTCCTTACGTATGACACAAACTGAAAAAGAAAAGACATTAAAACAACTTCTTGAATGGTCTAAAGATGTATTCTTGATGACGGAGGAGGCAATGGGATTATCTCCTGCTCAGCCTATCGACGAACTCAGAGGCAAGCCTATCAAGTATACGGACACTAACGGCGTGCATAGGGAGGCACTACTGTTCGATGAAGACGGAAGACTGGTATATCACGACCTGTCTTTTTACACGATTGATATGTTCAAGTATCAGAGTAAGAAGGAGTTCAAAGAACATTGTTGGAAAAAGGAGTGGACGTGGCAACAGACTATCGAGTTCACGGCGTATAACAGGGCACTAGCGACGTTCGACAAGGAAGAGTACGAAATGTACAAGCGTTGGATTACTATCAAGTCAGGGCACGGTATCGGGAAGACCTCAGCGATGAGTGTTATCTCATTACACTTCATGGTGTGTTTCTTTGGTTCACAGATAGGAGTTACTGCGAACACCGCCGACCAGTTAAAAGATATTTTTCTCAAAGAGTTTAGTATTTGGGTTAAACGCTTGCCTGAACCTATTCGAGAGAACATTGAGGTACTGGATAAAATGGTGCGTATCGTAGGAGAAAAGGATTGGTTCTTACGTACAAGGGTTTCAAGTCCTGATAATCCTGAGGCACTGGCGGGATTGCACGCGGAATACGTCCTGATTATCGCTGATGAGGCGTCAGGTATTCACGAGCGAGTATTCGAGGTTATGAAAGGAGCACTAACAGGGGAGAACTTTGTCGTTATCTATGTATCGAACCCGACGCGTAACGAGGGCGAGTTCTACGATAGTCATAAAGCAGGAGCACCATACACGCAACTTACATTCAGTTCACGTGAAAGTCCTATTGTTAAAGAAGGCTACATTAAGAAAATGGAGGCTGACTACCCACCAAACGGTAAAGAAAGTTCAGATCAAGTGAAGATACGAGTAGACGGAGAGTTCGCAGGTGTTACTGAAATGGACGATAAAGGGTGGATTCCATTGTTTGCAAACATAAACATTCAGTTCGAACCACCGCATATGCAGATTATCAACCGAGCTGTTATCGGAGTAGACCCTGCAGGTAAAGGGCGAGACACGAGTATTGTTGTTGTCCGAGATGATATTTACATGAAAGAGGTATTGAATGAGCGAACCTCAACCGAAAGAGACTTAGCACGTAAGATTGAAACAGTGCGAGACACGTACAACTGTTCAACCTCAGACATTGGAGTTGAGGCGTTCGGTATCGGAGCTAAAGTGGTTGCTAATATCAGGCACAAGGCAGATGAGAGTACCGCAGTCGCAAACGCTATCCTTATGGATAAACCACGCGAAGAAACAAAAGACCTTTATCACAGCTATAAATCAGAGCTAGGGTGGAAGTTTCGGGAGTGGGTACGTATGGGCGGTATCATTCTGACAAACAATAAACAGGGTTGGCTCAAGGAACTATCAAAAATTAAGTACAAGCGAGACGGACAAGGGCGTGTTCAGCTTATGGGAAAGAAAGAGTTCAAGAAGGAATATAATTTTTCCCCTGATAGATTCGACGCAGGTATAACCTCATTCTTCAAAGACGAGGCGTATAGACCTGTTACGCTAACCAAAAACGAACTAGAGCAAAAAGAAAATTACGAATGGTTGCAACGTATTAAAAATGCGAACAAACCAAACAATACAAACCTTTCGAGTATGTAAATTATTAAGTATATAAGTTATAATAAATATTATGTCAGATACAAAAGACCTCAATAAAAGCGAACTACTAAAAAAAGCCTACGGAAATGAAACAGAGGCTGAGTATGCTATCAAGGGAATACAGCAAATCAATAACGACTTAGACCTACGAGAGAAGGCAAGTCTTGTATTCAACGGCGTGCCATATTCACAAGCCTACGAATACAATCAAGAGAAAGCACTCGGGTACTCTCCACCAAAGGGAGAAGACGACGAGCGAGAAGTATCATACGGTCTCATTCACGAAAAGATTATTTCTTTTATCTCTATATTCCTAAAGTATGTTTGGAAACGACGTATCAAATGCTATGACGAGCAAGGTAACTTAGTTAAGGGAATGGGAAAAATCTACGACTTGGGTATTGAATACTCATATCAGTTAGAGGAAATGAAAAAGAAAATCGCTCTTGTGTATTGGGAAGTGTACACGCAAGGTAACGCGTTTGTTCTCGAAGACTGGGAGGTGCGAATGGAAAACATACCTGACGCATATTTGAAAGGCGAGCTAGTAGACCCTGTAGATATGGATTACACCTATGAGTTCCTAGACAACTTGAAGTATAAAGAAGGTAAAGATATTCAAACAAGGCGAGCTATCTCTATTGTTATGGACGGACGGCAAGTTATCTTTGGAAACCCTGAAATTGATTACGTTCAAGATCAACCACGTATCACAATCGAAGAACTTATCACACGTGCAGACGCAGAGGCTATGTTCGGTACATTGAAACGGTGGAAGGCTGTACCTGAAGACCTTGAAAGTATTCTCGAGATTACAGGCGAAAAGGTTACGCTCTTTGATAAGAAACGACACGAAGACCCTGCAAATCAGTGTATGGTTCACAGAACGTTTGATAGAGAAAAAAATCGAATGAATATTTTCGTTAATGGTGTGATGATGTTGCCGAGCGATACACCAATGACTATCTTCTACCCTCGAGGTAATTATCCTATCTCTAACGTCGCAGGAGAGCGACTACGAGGTTCTATCTATGCACGGTCTATTCCTGCTAAGACAAAGTTCAACGCAGATTATATCGACTGGGTATTGAAACAACTAGCATATAAATTTGAGCAAGGAGTAACACCTGCTATCTTGGCGAAAGGTAAATACACGCTGACTAAAGATATTTTCAAGGCAGGTAATGTAACGCACGGAGTAGATAAATCAGACTTTGAACGAGCTGACCCTGAAAACAAAGGTATTACAAACCCTGAGTTTAACTTTATGAATCTTATTAAACAGACGATTGAGGCACAGACAGTCAATCAATCATTCAATGGGGAGCTATCAAATAACGCGACAGCTACTGAAATTGCTACCGTAGACAGTAATCAAAACAAAAAACTTGCTCTTATGCTCGACGGATTGGTAAATGGATTCACTGACATGGCACTCAGGCGTGCTGAAACCATTGAGGCAAAGTACACAATCAAGCAAAAAGAAACTATTGTAGACGGTAAGACTGTACCTGTGTATCAAAACTTCACAATCAACGTATCAGGAATTGAAAACGTCGTAGAGTTTAACGAAGATGTTGGGCGTCCTGAATTTGATGAGCGAGGTAAGAAATCAGAATTGTTTGAGAAATCATTCAAAAGCAAAAAGCTCGGTATTCCTAGCGAGTTCTATGTGGTTAATCCTGAACACCTACGAAACAAACGTTATAAAATCGTAATGGAGATAATCCCTGAGCAAATCAAGGATAGTCAGTTGCAAATGATTCAGATGTTCGATGAGTTCAGTCAGCTTGTAAACTTATTCGGAATGGATAAAGCAGGAGGCGATATTAGTTCGGCTCAACTCAAGAAAGAATACCTCGAAGTAACAGGGCGACCTGATGAGTTATTTACCTCGAAGATGTTTAAGGAACTTGAGGCACAAGAACAAAGCGTCGATTCTCAAGGTGGAGGTACTAACAAAGGCTCAATGGCAAAACCTACAGCCAAAGGTGCACTACAAGAAAAAGCTAATCCTAACATTCAACAATAACTATGGAACACAAACTATTAAATAACTCTTTGTTACTGATACAGTCAGCAGACAACGACCTCAGCCTCGAGCAAATCCTTCTTCAAGACGAAAAAACTTTTGCTGATGTCGCAGGTATCGCAAAGAATAGTAAGTCAGCTATAACCTCACTCGTAAAAGTACTACAAGCTGAAAAGATGAAAGAAATCGTACTAACCGCACACCCTATGGAAGTGATACCACTGAGACATGAAGTCAAAGTACTCGATGAACTACTAGATCGTCTCGATAAGTACGCAGTTATGTACGACAGACAAAGCAAACAACAACAAAACAAAACAGAAGAGCCTCAATCAACACCATAGGTTGAGGGTTATTATCAAACTAATACAGCACTAATATGTCAGTAGACGAAAAAACACCAAACGCTTTCGGGGAACAAGAACAACCTGTTGTTGAAACCGAAGAAACCAAAGAAGAGAAAAAATACGAACCTATTCCTGAAGACCACCCAGACTGGGTATCAACTCAGGAGAAGTTAAAAGACATGGGCACTAACCTTTCAGCTCAAGGAAAAATCATTGATTCTTATCGACAAGGAAAAGGAAGTGATGATAAGAAGGAAGAAGAAGAGCCTGATGTTAAAATCGAGGATAGCGAGTTGCCATTCCCTGATGTTAAATTCTCAAAAGACCTCATAGATGATGAGAGAGACGGAATGACTGATACTGAAATTGCTCAAATGGATAGACTGGCTAAAATGGAAGAGCTAGAAAACAAGCGATTCAAAGACAGTAAAGTTACTGAAGTTAAAACTGAAACTAAAAAGGTTGAAGACCTGAATAAAACTGTTCAAGCTACCGCAATGGAATTAGCAAAAGAACAATCAGGAAAAGAAGACATTGCTCTTGCTAATCAAATCATTGAAAGTTCAAAACGTTTCGCACTTGAAGGACTTGATGAGGCAACAGTAAAAGCACGCGTTGCAGAGG